CGGGTGCGAATCAAGTTGATGAACTCAAAAATAGCCTTGATCCGTTAAGCGACCAGTTAGACCAAGTGGCCCAAAGCGGCCGTAATACCAGCAACCAAACAGAGCAGCTCACTAATGACCTCAAGCCTTTAGCTACAGGGCTTGATGACGTTGGCGATAGCAGCCAATCGACCAGCCAAAAGGCCAATACCTTAGCCAATAAGCTCGATGAGTTGGCTAACCAGCAAGACCTGATTAACACCTTTAAGCGTTCACGCAATGAGCTTGAACAGCAAGAACTTGCAGTCACTGCCGCCGCCTTAGCACTGCAGGACTTAAAGCAACGTGCGAGCCAAACGGATGCGCCTTTTGTGCAGCTGGCACGCTCTATTGATGTGGCCGAAAAAGAGCTGGAGCAAATGCAGCGCGAGTTAGCGCAGCAATCATCCAGCCACACTAAGCTGCAAAATGCCCTGTCAAAATCGGGCATTGATTACAACAACCTGACCACAGCACAGCGCAAGTTAAGTAGCGAGCTTGACGGCACTGGCCGCAATGTCGATAAGTTTGCCAATCAGTTAGATAAGGGCAATGCCAGCGCCCGTGATCATGCCAGTTCCCTGCGTGGCGTGATCGGCCAAGTGACCGCCTTAGCAGGGGCTTATTTGGGCTTTGACCGCGTGGCCCAAGCGGTGAAGGATGTCTTTGCCACGGGCGATCAATTCGAACGTCTTGGCGTGCAGATGAATGCTGTGATGGGCAGCTTTGAATCCGGTAAACAAGCGACCGCTTGGGTAAAGCAATTCGCCATCGATGTGCCGCTGCAATTGAACGAAGTTAACCAAGCGTTTGTGAAGGCCAAAGCCTTTGGCCTCGATCCGATGAACGGCACCATGAAGGCGATTGTAGATCAAGCCTTTAAACTCGGTGGCGGTTTTCAAGAGGTCGAGGGGATCACCTTGGCACTCGGCCAAGCCTGGGCAAAACAAAAGCTACAGGGCGAAGAGATCCTGCAGTTGATTGAGCGCGGCGTGCCCGTATGGGACATGCTGGCTAAGGTCACGGGAAAGAACACCACCGAACTGCAAAAACTCAGTGAGCAAGGCAAGCTTGGCCGCGATGTGATCCAAGGCTTGATTGATGAAATGGGCCGAGCCGCTAATGGCAGCGCTGCGTCGCAGATGGCTTTGCTCAGTGGCCAAGTATCAAACCTTAAAGATAACCTTTCATCCTTCTATGATCTCGTGGCTCAGTCCGGTGCACTTGATTGGCTCAAGGGCCAGATCAGTGAGTTGAATATTGAGTTTGCCACCATGGCCGCCGATGGCCGTTTAAAGGAATGGGCGCAGCAAGTCAGCGACACGATCGTGAGCATAGGCTCAGCGGTGCAAGATGGCGCGGCGATGCTGTACCACTTCCGTGATGAAATTGGTTTTGTGGCTAAGGCATTTCTAGCGTTAAAAGTCGGTAGCTATTTTAGTGATGTGATCACCGGAGCCAATGCCGCCATCGGCGTGATGCGTCTTTACACTGGCGCGATCATGGGTACCACTGCGGCGAGTGAGGGCGCGGCCTTAGCTGCTGGCAAACTTAAAACCGCCTTGGCAGCAGCGGCTAAAGCGGGTTTGTACTTAGCCCTGATTAGCGAGTTGATCGAGGTTGCTCGGGTATACCAAGAGTTATTGATTGCTGAAGAAGCACTGGAAAAATCTAAACGCGCTGCCGCGTCTAGCGCCAAACAGTTGGAGTACTCACTTAAGGATCTCAGTGAGCAAACGGGCGTAGCCTTTACCACTATGGCCGAGTTCAACAAGGCGGTAGACGAAGGCAAACTGATTTATGACGACGCCACTGGTAAGTGGAAGAACGCCGCGAAAGCGATGGAAGAAGTTAAACAGGCCGCCGTTGACGTCGTTGAGCCGATTAAACTAACGGTTGAAGAAGCGCTGCGCCTGACCTTTACCTTAAGCGAACAAACTAAAACGCTCGATGGCGTTAAAGGTGGTATGGGCGGTTTCATTCGCCAAATTGATGCCGCCTTAGTGCCGTTAAAGGCGGCGGGGGATCAATACGAAGGCCACGTTAAGTTACTCACATTACTGCGCGCCAAGTTTGAAGAGCAGCAAACCTATCTTGATGCCACGGCTAAGGGCGCAGAGGCATTGGAACAAGCCTATAAGGACTTAGGGCTGACCAGTAGCCATGCCTTAGAGCAGGTGAATACGAAAGCCGAAGCGGCCTTTAATCTGATTAAAAACAACCGTGAACCGATTGAGCAACAAAAGGATGCATTTTTAGCCTGGGCTAAAGACGGGCGCAGCGGTACCCGAAACCTTGAAGGCGCAAGCCGCTACCCTTGGACTAACCAAGGAACTAAGCGAGCTGACTGCGAAGCAATACGGCTATACAGACAGCGTGAAGGAACTTTCACCCGAGCAAGCCAAGCTAAGCCGCGCAGTGGCAGAAACTGAAGCCCGTTTGAAGCAATGCCGCGATGTGATGAACAGCTCGACGGTATCGAGTAAAGCCAAAGCAAAAGCTCAACAAGATCTGATTAGTTTACAGGGCAAGTTAAGTGACCAAACTAAGCAGCTCAGTGAGGTTCAGGCACTCGAAGCGGCTAATTATGAACAGATAAAAAGTAAGTATGCCGCTGTATCTGACGAGATGTTAAGGCTCGAACAAGCCTATAAAGACGGCGGCATCACGGCGGAAGAATACCTGCGACAAAAAGAACGCTTAGTTGAAGTGCTAAGAATATTGCAACGCTTAATGGGCGGTTTAGAAGATGGTGAGCAAGAGACTGACGAACAGGTAAAAAAGACCACTAAAACCTTAATTGAGCAACGCGAAGAACTTGAACAATTAGAGGAAACCACTGGCCGCGCTACTGAGTATGTAAACCTGTTCGCGGGTGCCTATGCCCACTTAAATAAACAGTTCAACTTTAACGAAGATAGCACCGAAAAACTCAACGCCCGCGTCGATGAGCTGACTAAAAGCATCATGAACAATATGCGGGTGAATACGGGCTTTTGGGGTGTGCTGGCGCAGCTCAGTAACCAAGCATTTATCCGCGAAAAGCAGATCATCAATGAAACCTTACTGACCCGCAAATGGACTGAAGAACTCGAAAGCTCAAGCATTAGCCTCGATCGTGTCAATCAAATTAGCCGCGAGGCTAAGTGGAATATACGCGAGCTAGGCGACGAAGAGCTTAAGCCTCTGCAAGCGGCCATTGATGCTACCCGCGATCGTATTCTCGGCCTGCGTGACGATATCAACGCGACCTTGGACAGTCTTAAAGATGAGATGGATCAGCTCAACAATAACCAAGCCGCTATCGAGAAGCGTCGCTATGAGCAGCAACAGGCTGAGCTTAAGGCGCAGCTCGATGCTGCCCGCACAGCTCAGGATAAAGAGTCCATCGCCAGTGCCCAAGAAGCACTGCAACTGAGTCAGCAAATCTACGCCACCAAACTAAAACAAATCGAAGCAGAGGCGGTAGAACGCAGCGCCACCGCGCTTGACCGTGCGGCGAGCAATCCAAACTCGGCTACCGATTACAGTCGCAGCACCAGCCAAACCACGACACGAACGGTAAGCACTCCGAGCACAAGTGGCAGCGTGCAGGTGTATCGATTAGAGCTGGCAATGCCGTCGGGCAATGTAGTGAAGGCCGATGTGCTTGATGAGTTTAAGCAGCTGTTTTTGCGCGAACTAGAACAGATTAAGGCCACCTCATGATCACCTTAGACACGCTTCAATTACCGCACTTTATTTGGCTTAACCGCTTTGGTTATACGCCCTTTGTGAGTAGCACTGAGTTTGCGCTCGATGGCTCGCAGCATGTTGAAGTTGCCGCCAAACAAGCGGGCCGCCCAGTGGTGTTATTCAGCGATGCAGAAACATTAGCGGTGTTTAACGCCCTTGAGGCCCACGCCAATTCAAAGGGAGCGATCAGCTTTAACCTTGATATCAATGGCACAGCATTAACCGTGATGTGGGACTACAGCGAACAGCCCATTAGCGGCACGCCAGCGATCAATTACAGCGATACCGACCCCGACGAAATCGAGGCAATCACCTTGAAGTTAATCACCGTTTAAAGGCCATTTATCTATTGTGAGAGTGCTATGACTATTTCCCGTTTAGATTTAAAAGTATTTAAACCTGAATTACTGGGTTCAAGTAATGAGGCTGGCGGCCAACGGACTAAGAACGCTGTGCAGTCAGGCTTGCTTAACGAGCTATTTTCAGCGATATCCGATATCGACCATGCCCAATCCAGTATCGACATTGTAAAAGCGTTCCCTGCGCTCGATACGCCAGACACCAGCACTTTGATTGATGCACATGTGTTTATCAGTGAGCCACCCATAGACCCATTAGTTAACGTATTCATGATCGAGTCTGCCGCGCTGGATGATGAATCTCGCATGACGGATATGAAAGAGATCATTGAGTCGTCAGTCACTGCAGGGGAATTGATCCGTGAAGGTGGTCCCGGATTCCTTGTGAACCAAAACTCATTTTCCTCAGATTACCTGCAGTCGTCTTATCACTTTAATGACCGCGACTATTGGAAAACCACTTATCTGCAGGTTGGCCAAGTGATCTGCATCACCGTGGAATATCCTGGCATTGAAAACGTGGCATGGCCACGCAAAACCCATTTTTGCAAAGTCACGCGCACCAGCATAGTGAACGGTGCTGTGGGTACCGTAGTATTTGACCCGCCGATCCCTTTTGCGACACCAGAACCCGGTTTGCAAATCAATGGCCAGAGTAAATGCACTCGCTTGCGATTATCTAACACTGCATCCCCATTGAAATTCCACGGGGTAACTAAGCTGACTGCCGCCGCCAGCGGGGTAAGTTTAGCTGTGGGCGCGACTCAATTATCACTACTGCCTGCGATCACCACCTTAGCGCCAAAGCCAGGCAATACTATTACAGGTGGCAGTGATAATGGCGATGCTACTGTTAGCCAAGTGATCCGCAAAGTAATTAGTCAGCCAAGTGCAGAAGGGACGTACAGCTATACCTTCACAACGCCTGATTTATTGACCGATACAAATAATGTTACTGCGATATCGACAGTCCCCTATGCCATTTTTGGAGGAAGTAGTGGCTATATTCAGTCTGTCACTGTTGGTACTGGTAACGTGACAGTGACAATGGCCAGCGACACGCGATTTCATTATGATCCCACAGTCTCGCTCTATTATGTTTCTGCTTACAAATACAGCATTTACTCAAGCGCTAGTGCATTCCCAGCGAATAAGCAGCTAACGGTCGGCAGTCTCAAAGGCCGCGCTGTGTTTGCTGATAGTAACTATGTGCCTCAGGACGTGTATGAAAATGTGAATAGCGGTATCGGTAAACTCTATGATGGTAGTGAATTGCTGGCGACCATTGATTATTTTACAGGTGTCGTTACCAAGCAAACGGTCAGCCGTGGTGATTTTGAATTGAGCTATTCAGGTTTAGTTGAATCAACCACTGCAGCGGCTGCAGGCGATACTACGGCTAAATTTGCCTTGAGTGTGGCTAATCCATTGTTAGAGAGCTTTTACGTGCAGGTTGAACGGATATCCGATCATGCCATTATTAGCGCCTCATCTGACAATCAAGGCGTGATAACTGGCAGTGGCATTAGCGGCACTATCGTAGATGGTTTGGTTGAACTGTTATTTACCAATCCGGTGGATTTAACTACGCTGCGCTATGACATTACCGACCAATTGCGCCAGCTACCCCCCGCCGAAATTTACGGGCTAAACCCACTGCGTATCCCCAATGACGGTATTGTCGATATGTTCAGACGCTGGGGCACTGTCGCGCTTTCTCATACTCAAGTGCAGCAAGTTACAGACTCTATCGGTGCTGTATTTACGATTCGTGAAAATGCCCAGTTTGTGGATATCACCGATGCCAATGGCGCCAGCCTATGGACCACTAACAATGACCATTTCACGGTAAACAAGGTGGCCGGAACGGTCACGATTAACAGTGATTTTACGGGGTTTGCTGCGCCGTTTGTGCTGAGCGATACCATTATGGAACTCGGTCTAGTGTCATCGTTTACAGGCAATAGCCTTGTGTTGGCCAAGCCCTTAGCCCGTGAATATCCAGCAGGTACCACATTAGCCAGTGTGCAAATCCTTGGCGACCTGCAGGCGCGTGTTGGCAGAGTACGGGATATGACTGCATGGGCCAATAATTGGGACCTCGATGGCGACCCAGCAACGGGCAACGTGAATGCGGTTGACTATCCGTTTGAAGTCAAAAACACCACTGCAGTGAATGAAGATTGGGTATTGATTATGACCTCAGCTACCGCATTTCGCTGTGTTGGCCGCCGTCTTGGCCAAATCGCCACAGGTGACACACTCAATGATTTTGCACCGATTAACCCACTGACTAATGCCCCTTATTTCATCATTCGCTCAGGTGCATGGGGTGGCGGTTGGCAGCAAGGCGAAGCGATTCGTTTCGCCACGTTCGCGGCCTCAAACCCAATAATGTTGCTGCGCAATGTGCAGGTCGGTCACAGTCAAATCACTACAGATAAAGCCGTATTGTCATTTTTCGGCAACGAGTCATAGGAGCAATTGCAATGGGCTTACCAGTTACTGTTTATCGTTGGGATGATGCGGGGGCACCGCAAATGTCAAAAGGTGTCAGACCTTCAGAACTCATCAACGTGCTCAAGAAATGTTTGGTGGATGGGTATGGTTCAAAATCGGGCGCTGGCTGGTCTGTGCCATTTGAAGATGAAGCGACACAGCAAGTTGTGTTTCGCAATTCAACACTACTAGGCTCAGGTGGCTTTGTTAAGTTTTGGCCTAAATCTGCTGGTAATGCTTTGCAGGCTACAATATTCTTTCAATCTGCAACATTGCTTTCATCACTGAACCAAAGTTGGGAAAGTACAAGCAATCGTGGTTGGCGTTGTGCCACTGGTAATTCAGCACTTGCCTACAAATGGGTAATAATAGCCACCGCAGCCAGTTTTTATTTATTTACTCACGGTGATTCACCAGTAGATAAAACACCATTTAACACAAGCATAATGTTGAGTTTTTTCGTTGGTGATATTCACAGTATCATACCCAATGATTTTAACCGCTTTATCACATATTCGTATCCATCTAATACGGATGCGATAGATTCAACCACGCCAGATTGGTCTTACGGGATTGGGTATATAAGTAACGGCACACCAGTTGCTAAAATGCACCAAACTGACGGTACTGATAATCCAAAACAGATGGTGATATCTCTTTCATCTGATACGTTCCAGACCACCAGAATTACCGCATTACCTAGCGATGGTTTGGCAATGCTATTTACACCCGCCAGAATTCAGGCCAGTTCTATCAACCCTTCATCCAACTCTTCTACATTTTTGGACTCTACTGGTCAAAACATGTGTAACAGTAATCTCCATCCTGCATTTAGAGGTTATCTGCCCGGGATGCTTCAATCCTCATTCACTGGGTATTGTGATTCACTATTACCACTGATTCGAACTGTAAATGGTGTGGCATTCTATCATATGCCTATTAATCATGTTGGTGCAGGTAATTTGTGGATTTCAACAGGTGATTGGTATGAGTGATTTTATTGCTAAACCAATCATTGAGCGTTCGAATTACCTTGTCGGGTTGTTTGAACTGGATGCCGATGTTGCTGCTGAGCGATATGCCATTTTAGACCGAGTGACTATGAAATTGATCTGGCAAGGTGGTATCAAGCCGGGTGTAATAGTTAGGCACTTGGTTCGCAAAAGCTATGCTATCAATGGCGTGATCGTGCTAATGATTGATGATAATGAAACATTCAATGCAGTGGTTGCAGATGGTGTACGTCTGCCACTTGTCAATAGTAATGATATTGAAATTGGATATTAACGGCATGAATACGGTAATAAGCGTTGCTACAAAAAACATCCTTCTTGGTGCTATCGCTATCGATAAAATTGCTATTCACAGTGGTGAGCCAGGTGCTAATGGTGTTGATAATGAATTGAGTTCGCCACGCCAAGATTGCGTTTTCTCTGCCCCAAGCAATGGTGTTATTTCATTAGTGAATAACGTGCAATTCACCGTTTCTGCTGGTTCTACTGTCAAATATATTAGCTATTGGGAAGGGGCAACGTTCCATTTGTCTCAGCAAATTAATGATTTGGTATACAGTGCAACAGGTACGTTTACGTTATTAAGTGCAGACACTAGGGTGTCACTATGATTATCGACCCTAAAACTGGTAAACGAATCTTCAATGACATTGTTGAAATCACACCATTACACCCTAATGCGTTGCTCGCATACAGCGCATGGGCTACTGAGCTTGGCCTCAGTGATACTGCCACTTTACCCGGCTTGGTTCAGGCTGATGATGCTGCAACGGAAATAGATATAGGGTTTCCAATAGCAATAGATGGGCTATCATCCAAAATAATGCAATCAACTGAGGGATCAATCGGTATTTATGTTGACGAACCACCGGGCTCTGTCTCATCGTCTGGTCGTGCTATAACAGCCGTTGCACCCAGTCAAGTCAGTGTACCTCGTGCCTACACATCACGCGCCACGATCAATCCTTCATTTGTTATTAACTGTAAGAGCCCTAATGTTGATAGTAAATCGTACAATGCCAAGTGGTATAAAACGGCAGATGCTGCAATTCTATTTATCAGTTGGTCGCAATACGGTAACAGTAATTTAAATAAGACCGACCTCGCGATCAAATTTTCGAGAGGTAATATTGAACTGGTTTGCACTGCAGGTACTGATGCAGGCAGTTATCTTCAGTTTTTTATCATGGACTCGACCTCTGCATCTGGTCAAGCATTAGTCGGAAATGGCAATTTTGGCAAACAGCTAACACCATCCAACACGTACCAATTCAGGTCTGTGTCACTAAAGAAAATATCTGGTCAAGTGATTGGTGAGAATGGTACAGGTATCATCACCGATATTAGAGCATATCTCCGCAGTAGTGGTTTGCTAGTTGGTTCAACCACTTCTGATAGTTCGGGTGACTACCTCATTGAAACTGCATATCCAGATGAACATTATGTGGTTTGTTTGGCTGAGGATAGTTCCGCACTTAATGCCCTAGTGTTTGACAGGGTGATCCCAATTGATTGATTTCAAGTTTCCTCAAGGGGCTTATTTTCCGCCAAACGGTGAAGCTGTAGATTTTCAGTTTTCTGCAGATCGAGTCATTGCAGTTACGTCTAATTTAACTATCAATGTTTCTGAAGATTATTTGCAGGGATTTAGTTTATCTGTACAGAGTAAAGTTGAAGTTTCAACAACTGTACGCATAACCAAACCGATACAGTTAAGATTTAATACATCTTGGCTCAATGCTACATCACCGATAACTTTGCGGTTTGGTGATGAACAGGTCCCAGAGCAGCCAGATCCTATACGTGTAGGAACCATTGGAATGGCTTGCGGGGTGATTTTCAAAACAAGTGAAATTATCGAGCAGCAACTTACACTAAGCCAGCGCAGTCAATCACATGCTGCCTATGCAGTGTTTGCATGGGATAGCTTTTTTAGCTTAAAACAGCAAATTGTAATGGTATGGAATACGCCGCCATTAGCTGGCGAAATATTTGCTGTTAACTGGCAATGGAATACGCTGGTACCTTTTCAACTCAACATGAATTGGTTAGTACCAGAGGCTCATTGTCAGCAAGCCATAAGTAAATGGATAGTGCCAGAGCCGCAGCAGACAATGCTTGAAATGCAGTGGTCACAAGCCGCCGCCAAGAACCAGCAAATTACCGTTAAACTGCATATCGGCGAGCAACTAGCGACTGAGATAGCGCTTAGTTATACCAACATTCAAAGCCAAGGTGATAACAAGACTGTGGCATGGGCTCCCCATGCGGCGCGTTGGGTATGTTCCAGTAAATACGTACCACCAGTGGGTAAGGTCACGCTGCGCTTTAGTGAGCCTTGGATTAACTCAACCAGCCCAACACAGCTTAGATTTACTGCCTCACCGAACGTGTGCTACAGGGACGATGGCGGCGGCCTGATAGGCACAAATCCATCTTTACCCACCATTGATTTTAAGATCCCCATCGAACCGCAAATCAGAAGGAGTTACCTCATGCAGCCTCAAATCAGTTGTGTTCGTGTGATTGACGGCGTTGCTGTGGTGCTTAAATCAGTATCCATTTCCCAGTCCCGTTCACAATGGGCCAGTAGCGGAAGCTTAGCGTTTTCATCCCGTATTGATGCCGAGCGTGCCGCAAATGAATTATTGAAAATAAGCATTAACGGCTATGACTTTTACCTGCTTTGTGAGTCTCCAAGCGAGTCCAAAGCTTTTGGCAAAACCAGTTATAGCGCGACAGGTCGAGGTCGTTTAGCCACACTCGCCAGCCCGAACCGAAAGGCCATCAACTATGTGAACGTAGTATCCCGCAGCTTTATTGGCTTAATGGCCGATATTGTGGCCAATACTGGGTGGACTGTCGCCAGCCAGATCACTGATTACCCCGTGCCTGCAAATGCCTTTAGTTATGCCGCTAAAACACCCGCTGAAGCGATTAACATTATGGCCAACAGCATTGGTGCCATGCTCGATGTGAACGATGAAACTCAGACTATAACTGTGATCCCTCAGTGGCCAGTCGTGCCTTGGAATACCGCAAGCGCAATTCCCGATGTGATTTTGCACGATGGAGTGATCCTCGAATTTAACGAGCGTATCGATATTCGTCCCAATGCTAATGCGGTGTTTGTACGTGGTGAGCAACAAGGCGTGGCGGCGAAAGTGAAACGTTTCGGGACCGCTGGTGACAACTTTGCTGCTGATATAGTGGATAAGTTAATCACTGATAATCAAGCCGCAAGAATGCGTGCAACGGCCGAGTTAGCCAACGCAGGTAATAAGGTGCAAAACAGCATTCGCGCTAAGGTCATGGCGGATTTACCGCCCATGCGACCAGGCATGTTAATTGGGGTTCGTAAAGGTGCCGAGGTGTTTAAGTCAGTATGCGAAAGCTTCAGCATTAGTGGCAGCGTTAATGAGTCAACGGGGATGGTTACTGTGAATCAAACCGTGACGCTATTGCGTAATGAGGTGGCAGCATGAGCAACATCTATCAACGCTTAGCGAACTTAAACCCCAAGCCGCAGCGTAGTGTTGCCACTGTGATTAGTGTGACGAATGGCACCACGACAGTGCAGCACGTCGATGGCAGTTATCAGACTGTTTTGGGGGATTCAGTTGCCAGTGGAAAAGTTTATATCGTTGATGGTCAGATCCAAGGCCAAGCAGCCGACCTGACTTATGTTGAATTAGAGATTTAATAAAAGAGAGCGGTCTAGCAATGCTACCAACACTGCTAGACCGTCAACACACAGGATTAGACCCTGTGAGCCAACCAAGGCTCCCTCACCGCGTCGACACGGCGAACCGAGCCTAGCATAAAAAATCCTAAAAAAGGAGGCTCACATGCCAAAACCGATTATCCCTTGGATGGGCGGTAAGCGTAGATTAGTTAAGCAGATTTTACCGATATTCCCTGAACACCATACCTATGTTGAACCCTTCTGCGGCGGCGCTGCAATGTTCTTTAGCAAGGATGAGGCGAGGGTGGAAGTGGTCAACGATATGAATGGTGATCTCGTTAATCTTTATCGAGTGATTAAACATCATTTAGAAGAGTTTATAAGGCACTTTAAATGGGCTTTAATCAGCCGTGAAGAGTTCCTATGGCAGAAGAATACTAACCCTGAAACACTGACTGATATTCAGCGAGCGAGTCGCTTCTATTATCTGCAAAAACTGGCCTTCGGCGGTAAAGTTTCCGGTCAGAACTTTGGGTGTTCAGCGTCTCGACCAGCTGGCTTGAACTTGTTAAGAATTGAGGAGGATCTCAGCATTGCTCACCTACGCTTGGCGAGAACCTATATCGAGCGATTGGACTGGGCTGAGTGCGTAAGGCGATACGATAAGCCAGAAACTTTGTTTTATTTAGACCCTCCATACTGGAATACCGCAGGTTATGGTGTAGAGTTTGGATTAGAGCAATATGAATTAATGGCTAAACTTGCTAAGTTAATAAAAGGTAAAATGGTTATCAGTGTTAATGACATACCAGAAATGCGCGACGCATTCGCTGGGTTGCAAATGAAAACACTAGACATACGGTACACAGTTGGAGGCTCACAACGCTCTTCAGAGCAGCAAGAACTGCTTATTTGGAACTGGTAA